TTGACTTCCATCTGAGTATGTGAAAGGAGAATCATAAAAATTCTTGTCAACTTTTAGTCCACCTTTTAAGGCAAGGACATCTATACCATCCACCACTCTACCAGACTTTGTTTCAATGGTCTCATAGTGGTGGATTTTTGAGTATGCGATGTTAACTCCTTGATCATCTACACCATACAAGTCCTCAATATATTTGTCTAATGTATATGTGTCTAGAGGAAATGAGTATAGAGGATTGATAAGATTATTGGTAAGAATAATAACCCAATCATAGAAGGGACTACCATAGTATAGGTTTGCAATGGTTTCTAAGTTAATTCCATCTTGTACAGAATATTTGTTATAGAAAGTTGCGTATCCAAATGCATCCTCACTAACTGTATATCTTCTGAAGAAATTTTTAGCAGTGGTGTATTCTGCTTCAGAAAATGGATAGTTAATTGGTTTGTTATCGTATTCTATGTCAGGTATCAGTGAGAAATACATTAAAATCCTCTCTTAATATCGTCTTTGAACAGAACCTTACTTTCTAGGAAGTTTAGTGTTAGTTCCGTTGCTACTGGTTCTCCATCTCTATATGTAGCATAGGTTCCGTCTGAAGTAAAGTTCACAGCAACTTTTCTAATTGCACATGGTTTAAACTGCTGAATGTATTTGTTTTCAGATAGTCCTTGCATGAATGTAAATTTACATAAGTAAGGAACTCTCATGAAGTTGTCCATGCTTGTGAAATCAAATTTTTGTCCTTGATCAGCACCAGTTTCAATACCCTTAAATTTATTAGTCACGTCTTGATCAAAACTAAGACTAGTTGTTTCACTTTCTCCCTTACCACCCCATTCTGGTACTGAAGCATATCTAAACATGAAGCAAATCTTTCTAATCATTGCTGCTTCTGTTGCATTTCTAGGTATCATTTTAAATGTCATACCAATTTCTCTCAATTCAGGTGAGTCGTACAAAATCTCTGCATTAGGATTTAATACAATTCCTTGAGTTGATCCAGTGATATCACCCATGTCTAAGTTACCACCAACACCAGGAATTTTGTTTAATAACTGTGTTTGTAACGCAGCAACTATAGCTTGTGTATTTCCTTGGAAGTCATTAATTCTGTTTCCAATTTCTGAGAGGTTTCCACCAGCAGCACCAGCAATTGCTGCTCTACCAATAGCACTGAATTGTTTACCATTCCATGTCTGTTGAATATCATTACCTAAATCTTGTGGCATTGGTAAAACAATACCAGAAGTTCCTTCAATTTTTTCAACTTTTAGTTGTGTTGATGCTTGGTATGATGATTGAGCATAACGTCTCAATGAATTTTGACCACCTGAAGTTAATCTTTGAGAATCTTTACTGAATGGTGGGATATATTTTCCAAATTGAAAGTAAACATAATCATTATCCCCATCAATGATATTGTCTGTAGGATATCTCGCCGTTTCTGTTAAAGATGCACTAGGAGTTGCATTTTCTAGTGGTTTAACGAAAATGTAATCAGCAGGAATTGAGTCATCTTTAACAACAGTTAAGTTTTGGACACCTTCTTTTTCAGATATGTAATTGTGTTGTCTAGAACTTTCTAAGGTTTTTAGATCTGGAAATCTCCAAAAACCTTTGAAAGTTCCCTCAGAACCACCATAAAAGATCCATACACCAGAAGTTTTATCTTGCCAGTAATGTCCTCTCTGAAGGTTACCTCTAGGAGCAGGAAATTGCGATCCATCTTTAAGCCATACCCCACCGTCTGTATTTCTTGCCATGTGTTAGTTTCCTTTTGCCATTTCTCTACTTTGAGAGGATCCATAACCATGAATAATTCGCCTGTCTCTGATCCTATCGTAAACACCACCTTTGGTTTCTTCCCATACCATTTCTTTGGTATAGGACATACGACCTGCTTTACCCTTCACATTTCTAACAAAGTTTTCTATAGGTAATAGTATTGCTGTCGCCCATTCATCTGATGCTAAGTCCAGTAGATAACCATCAATATGGTTATTCAAGTATTTATGGAAGCAATTCCTAGGAATGTCAATTCTTCCTTCCATTAATCTCTTGATACACCATACTCTTCTCTTTGGTGACAAGTAATGTAGGTTTGCACCCCAGAACTCTCCTCTACTTGCTTTTACCACATAAACAAGCGGAAATGAGTCATAATATGGTAATTTTTTCTTCCCTTTTGCATGATATTCAAACAAATATAAGTGACCAACCACAGGGAATGATCTCAATTCATTTTTATCTTGCTCTACATCTGATGCTTGTCTTTCTGCTTGTTCTTCCTGAACCATCCTAGATGGTTCTTTTAAGTATGAAAATGCTTCTGTTTTTACTGTGTTTTTATACCAGAGCCAAGTCTGTTTTTCTCCGTTTGCTTTTGCTTTGACTTTTTCAAAGATCGTTTCATAACCAGTATCTTGTGCAATAGTTGGTCTTTGAATGTCATAAAAGCCATAATAGCTATCCATGTCTTTATACTGCTAAGTGGTCTTCTGTGAGGATCAAAAATTTCATCTGCCTATCTTCACAGAAGTCCTGAGCAGCGTCCCATTTGGAACGGTTCTTAGCGAACGTCAGGGCAGCCCGTTTATAGGCAGCAGTTCTCTTATCTTTGTCATACGGTGGTTTGGTTTGCTTTTTAGGTTTGATTTCTATAATGTACTTTGCAAATTTTCCTGACTTTTCACGAACTTTTATGTAAAAATCAGGATAATATCTATGAACTCTACCGTCAATTGGGGAACGATATGGTATAATGATTTCTTCACTACCCCATTCAACAATAGATGGAGTATCATCACAATAGATCATGAACTTCCGTTCCCATAATGATCTATAAACTATCCTAGTTGGATTGCCACGGTACTTCTTAGGATTCTTTGGTTTGTAGTATCCAGAGTACGCCATATATAATATAGGAAGTCACATATCTATTTAGAGTGAAAAGAGTAACAAAGATAAACGAATTCATGAATAAGATTGGTGTTAAGGGAGGTATGTCCCTTACCACTGGTTACCATGTTGAGTTTGAATTTAAGAATAAAACCTTACCATTCTTAGAAGAATATTACGGAGAAAATGGTAAAGATGTTGTTGAGATGTTATGTGATGAAGCACAACTACCAAACGTTGTTTCCACTACAGGAACTCTTACTGGTAGATATCTTGGTGAAGGATTGATCAACTATCCACACACAAGATCCTTTACCGATTTAGGTTTGGGATTTATGTGCGATGCTAAATTAACACCATTGAAATTTTTGAATGCTTGGTATGAGCATATCTTTGGGGAAGTCTATGATAAAGCGTTTGAATATAATGATACAATAGAATCTGCAAAGGGTAAATTACCTAGATCTACAAACCGTGTGAATAGATTGTCTTATATTGATGATTATGTGTGTAATCTTAGAATTATGAAAACAGAACCAAATAATAAAAGTTCTGATGGAAGAGCACCTATTGGATATATCTTAGAGAATGCTTATCCATATTCTATTGATGCTGTTCCTCTAGCATATGGTAGTTCTCAGTTGACAAGAGTAACTTCAAGCTTCTATTATACTAGACATACAGTACTGTATGGTACGTCTAGAAAACATAAACGTCAAAATTCAGATGTACCAGACCAACCAGTAAAACCTTTTAATACAGAACTTACAGGAAGATTTAATGAACTTGATTTTGATGATCCAGCAGCAGGAAACTTTGGCACAACTCCTGGCGTTCGTGGTAGGTAGGCAAAATTGACTTTTCAATTCCATAAAACTGGAAAAAAATCTTCGGCAAAAAATTGACTAAAAAAGTTTAATGGATTTTCAAACAATATGTCATGATGGATTCTTTAAGAATCCTGATAAAGTTAGAGAATGGGCTTTAACTTTAAAATATGATCACCCAATAGGAACATATCCTGGTGTTAGATCAAGACCACTAATAGAACTTAATAAAAAATTTTACGAATCTACCACTTCCAAATTATTGGCATTGTGGGGAGATTATAGTAAAAACGATTGGGACTGTCAGATACAGTTTCAGAAAATTAGTAGATTTTCCGATAATCCTGAAATTAACCGAGGGTGGATCCATCAAGATGGTGAAGCATTTTGTGCTGCTGTTGTTTATCTTGATCCTGATGCAAATCTAGATCATGGAACTTCAATTTATAGAATGAAATCTGATGCAGAGAGGAATGCATTGCCTTGGCAGAAAAAAGGCTGTGATC